CCGGGAAGTATTTGCCCCCGCCTCGGTATCCCCATTGCCCGGTTGCTGGATCGTGCTCCAGGGCCGTGTCAGGCCCGTACATATTTGGATCCGCATGCTTATCAAGGATCCGGCTTATCTGCGCTATTCGGGTTTCAAGTTCCTGAATGATACTATCCAGGTCAGAATAATCATCAAGGCCCGTCACTCTGTCGGTGGTAAGGATGTTATTTACCGGCACGACAAGGAATTCATCAATGCCGGTTTCTGTCTCCTTATATTCCAATGCTGGACCGATAATGTTGTTTTCAATCGGGTACTTTGCTGTTGTGATTTTACCTTTCTCGTGTATCTCGGTCTGCAGGTACTTCTTTGTAACGGTCTTGCCCCGCTCCTGGGTGTCCTCTTCGTATGTCCACGCCAGCACATGGGCTTGAATCTCCTTGATGTTGTCCGGCTTAACCACCGGGAACCAGATCGCAGGCTGCTGGCCCTCGATTATGGCTCGGCCGTCATAGCGTACCTTGAATATGCCGGTACCATATCTGCTGACGTCCAGGGCGACCTCATATGCCACATTGAGAAAGCCGTTTTCGTCGATGATGCGCTCTATTGCTTCTTGTTCTGGGCTGTCCTTGTCGCCGGCCGTAATTCGCGGCGTCTCTCCAAGGAGCAAATCAGCAAACAACAGCGTCAGTCGTTTGTGCCAGTTCAATACCATTTCAAGGGTAGCCTGCTGGTCCTCACGGAGCAGCCTTATCCAGTCTTTGAATACCTGTTCATGCTTGCCCTCGAACAGAAGCCGGTTCTGTGCATACCGCTCCAGGCGCTCTGCTTCAACGGGCGGCGGCCAGGGCTTTCCGGGCGCTAAAAATGAAAGGCTTGTCAGCATATATATCACCATCCTTACCATCCCGACGGTTTGTTTACTGGGCCTATTCTTCTTTTCTTCGTTAGCATTTCAAAGGCACCACTTACGGCGTCCACCTGGTCGTCATGGGCGCCGTTAGGAAATATCTCAGCCTCATCAAGAAAATCGTTAATCCACGGGCCACGGACCAGTTTAACGTTGCCGGCTTCAGCAGCTGAACTTACAGGGTTTGCCCGCAGCTCTTTGGCGCCGGTAGTCCTATTTCCGTAAAAAGCAAAACCGACGAGTATTCTTCGCCGGTAGTGATCTATTGTGTTAACGCCGGAAGCTCCCGGCTCTTGCTCCATGCCAATGATAACCTTCTTCCCATCTAATTCTGCTGTTTGCCTAATAAGCATCTCCACGCCGCGTGGCGTTGCTCGGGTTCGTTTAATATCGATAATGTAGTATATCCCGTCCTTTTCCGCCATCAGCGCCCCCGCCGTCCAGTCCGGGTCCTTCCCCGGCTTGGGTTCCGTAGCCGCCAGGTCCCAGTACCTGACCAGCCGGGCATCGGCCGGGTAACTTTCAACTATCTCAAACCATTCCCGCTTAAACTTGTTGCCGGCTTCCCTTGCGGTCCAGTCCCCTTTGAGGAGTTGTTCCCGGGTTATCGGGTCAAGGTGCATTAAGCTCTTGATATACTCCTCTCGGTCTATGTGCGGGTTGTCATCCAAGCTTGCTGGTATAAAAGGCTTGCCCCCCACGACAAACCGTTGCTTAACCCATTCATGGCCAACGCCGCCCGGATTTGACGCCGCCCGCATCCTCAATGGTATTTTTGAGCCCTCAAGCCTCCGGAGCCGGGAGAAAAGGTAGCGATACTGTGTTTCGGTAAACTGGGTAAGCTCATCAAAGCCGATGAACTGAAACTCGGCCGATTGGTACCTAAACTTGTCCCGCTCATTTTCCAGGTAACCAAAGCTCAAGGTTGCTCCTGAAGGAAACGTCCACGTTTTATTTCTCTCGCTCCATCGGGCTTCCGTCCCCTGTAGCCATTCGTGGGCCCGGTCCATAAGCGCCCCCGGCAACGCTAAGTCTGTGTAAGTCCTTCGGAATAAAATAGCAGCATAGCCCGGTACGTCAACGTATTGCAATGCCACCATCAGCAGGGCGTCTGATTTCCCACCTCCGGCACTCCCTCCAAATAGCACCTCAATGTTCGGCATAAGTAGAAAATTCTGCCTGCTTAAGTGTCGGATCATGTGGTATCCAGGGGTTCTCCAGTATCGTCGCCCGCATCACTGCCGCATAATACGCCTCGTCGTGCAAGCTGGCGGTAGACATCTGCGTATTGTTCGATTTGGTGTGTAATATCGTATTCATGCCTCTGTG